GTCCGGCGTATCCGCGTTGAATTCGATGGGTTGCTTTTCCGCACTGAACGCAAGATCATAAAAAGCGGCCTCGGCGTACACTGTGGTCAGGGTGGATCCGTCAGTGCTTTTTTCATCGGAGAGAGTGCGAATGCGGTAGATATCATTTACGATCTGTACCGATTTTTCGTTATCCAAAGCCGCCCGTTTGCCGTCGCCCCAAGGCAGCTTGAATTCCAGCACTTCCGCGCCGTTGACCTCGCCGGTGACGATAATATCAAAGGCATTCTCCAGCACGGCTTCCCACGCTCCGTTTGCGGCCAGCACTACGGGCCGGGCAAAGCCCAGCTTCTCATAAGGGGGCTTGGGTATATCATGAAGCTGGATTTCCAGCAACTTCGGCGTTCTCGCCGTATCGGTGGTGGCCAGCGTCACCCGGAACCGGATGTATTGTCGGTTAGGCGACTGCAGCTCGCCGCCGCTGCCCACCGTCTGCCACGAAGACCATTCCTCCAAATCGCCGGAGGTGGCCGTTTCTACCTCTGCTATGGAAGTGACGCCCGCAATATATTCGCTGGTTAATGCCACCCGCCCGCTGCCGGATAGAGAACAGGGCACCGCCTTGGTATACAGCATACCGTTTGTGGGATAAACACCACTTGTTGCCTTGAGCACGACCGCGCCGGGTTCCGTCAGAGCATCTACAGCAGCAGCGCTATCGGCACCGTTGGCTAACAGTGCCATTTTGAAATGATCCCGTAAATCGTCTATGGTCAGCTGCGAATCGGTTTCCATGAACCAATCGTCAAAGCCCCCAGCGTAATAATAGGTATCGGCGTGCATGCCCATGACGATATTCGCTGTACAGGTCGGGTTAAGCGTACCGGTAAAGGTACGTTTAGGAGCTATCCAAACCGCGCCGTTGCTCCGGTCGCAGAGTATAAACTGTGAAGTCTTGGCCGTTACCTCAATCACGGCCGCGATGAAATACCAGCCGCCATTAACCATCGAAAAACTCGGCGTTTCGCTCTGATCAAGGATCAATGTTCCCGCCGAGTTGTAGAGCATCATGCGCGGCCTACCCTGAAAGAGCGACACATAGAAAATCGGCTGGCCGGGACCTTGCCGGGTGTTAAAGATTGGACTATACGTTTGTCCGACCGAGTAGGTGGTTGGGTTGATCCAGCCGCCCACTGCGATTTTTTCTCCCAGCGCACTAAAAAAGCTGCCGTCGTTGGCAGCTATAAGATGTGTTTTTTCGCTGGTTGGATTGCTGATGCTCTGCCGGAAATATTGCCCAAACCGGCTCACTGGAAGGGATGCGGTGGTGCCCGACCAGCCCGATATCGTAAAATGCCGCCCGTGACTGGAGGAATCCCGGAGCTGCGTATTGCTGTCCGGAGCGCTTTCATTAAAACGCCATAGCGCGGAGGTGCGCTCTGTTACGGGATATTCACCGGTAAAGTCCTCCTGTGAGGTTAAAATTGATCTGACCGCCACCTATTATCACCTCCAGCGGCTCTTTGCCTGTATTTTAAGCTCCGTGAACGTTGCGCCCACGGCAGTTATTTCAATATTGTTCATGCCCTTGCGTAGAACAGGGAAATTCAGCTCTTGCAAACACGGCAGGCCGTTTCGCAGGGTGTTTCCGCTGGAACCCGTCACCTTAGCTGTCACCAAGCCCGTATCAATCACCAGAGTCTCGTTTTCTGCCAAAGGCCCGATGATGCGCAGTTCCTCTCCATTGGTAATGAGGGAGATATAATTCGAAGAGGACGGCGCAAGTATACCCTTGAGAAGATATACAGGCTCCGAGTCTGCGTTTCCCACTTGCCGATCCGCTTCATGAAGTCCAGCTGCGGAAAACGTAAATACTTCATCTTCCAACGCGTAAGCATATGGATCGGGACAGACGAACCGCAGGTCGAATGTGCCCGCCGACCGCAACAGCCGCTCGCAGTCTACTGCCTCGGAAAGCCGTGCCATGAAATATCGGTCGGGCACATCGTCCAGTACCAGCTGTTTGAGTCCGTTCACCGGATTGAGCCATTCGGCCATACCATCCAGCACCGACACCAGATCAGCAAAGCTGCGCTGTGGATATACGCTGCAACTCACTGTTACGATCCGTTCGGCGCTGTCACAACCAAAGTCGGCCACACCTGCCTTGCCGGGTACGGTGACAAAAGAATTGCGCAGGGAGGGAGACGCTTGCCAGCTTGTCAGCCGCGCTTTGATTTTCATGCTTTGCGACGAAATGCCGCCAAATATCAAGCCCATATGATCCCTCCCTTAAGCCGGACTGAAACGTCCCTGGGCTCTTGCGCTAGTCTGCATCAAATTGTATAGCTCCTGTGAAACCCTGCGGATGTCGTCCTCGCTGCGCACAAACATCTGCTGAACAATTACCAGCGGGTTATTGCCGATCCCTTCGATTCCGCCGCTGCCGTTCACATTTACGTTGGGATTGACATCGAAACTTGTCGGGACCGCCTCCTGCATACCCTCGGCAACCTTCGCCATCGCCCTGTAGAAACCCGAGCCGATGCCTTGAGCCATGTCATCCCCAATGCCCGCAAAGACGGTGGACGGAGAATGGATACCCAACAGTCCTTTGACACCGCTGACAACGCCCCCCACAAAACCCTTGATTTTATCGGTAATCCAGCTGACCATGGATTGGATGCCTTTCCAGAGTCCCTGCACGATGTTCTTCCCGATCTCCACGACAGATGTGACGGCTTTCCCCAAACCGTTTAAGATGGCTGCGATGATCTGCGGGATGGCTTTGATAAGTTCGGGGATCGCCTTGACCAGTCCGACCGCCAGCTGTCCGATCAGGGTTACACCCATTTGGATGATCTTGGGCAGGTTGCTGGTTATCGCATTTATAATAGAAGAAATGATCTGCGGGATGGCCGCCACGATGGTCACGATGATCCTCGGAAGGTCGCGGACCAGTGCAATCAGCAAGTTGATACCTGCCTGTACAATTTGCGGTATGCTATCGATCAGCGCCGTCACAATACCGCTTATAATCTCCGGGATCGCCGCCACGATTGCGGCAATGATCTGCGGCAACGCCGTAACCAGTGAGGTCAGGAGTTGTATGCCCGCGTCGATAATCTGCGGAATCGCCCCGATGATGAAATCCACCAATGAGGTAATAATCGCCGGAAGCGCCGCGATAAGCTGTGGAATGGCATCAAGAAGTCCCTGCGCCAATCCGAGTATCAACTGCAAAGCCGCGTCCAATAACATCGGCAGGTTATCAATCAATCCCTGTACGATGGTTGTGATCGCGTTAACGGTTGCCGGAATAAGCTGCGGAAGCGCCTGACCAATGCCTTTCACCAGAGCCACCACCAGTTGCACCGCCGCGTCTATCAGAAGTGGCAGATTGTCGATGAGCGCTCCGACAATAGTCATCACAGCATCCACCGCCGCCGGTATCAATTTCGGCAATAGCGTCAGAATCGTAGTCAGCACCTGCGTGAACAAATCCACAACCGTTGAGAGCAAGGTCGGAAGTAAATCGCCGACCGCCTTCAATATCCCATTGAGAGCGGGCGGCAGCGCCTTGACGATATTTTCGATGACAGGCACGATGTTTTTTACGACGTTTTGGAACGCCTCCACCACGTTGCCAATCAGGAGACCGACGTCCGCGTTAGCGTTGCCCAGACCCGCCATCAGATTAGAGATAGCCGACTGCATACCCGCCACTGAGCCGCTTATCGTTTCTGTGGCTTCCTTGGCGGTCGTCCCTGTGATGCCCATTTCCGTCTGGATAACGTGGATTGCCTCGGCGACGTCCGCATAGGAGGAGATGTCGTATTTAATGCCTGAAAACTTCTCAGCGTCGACGAGTAGCCGCTCCATTTCAGACTTTGTACCGCCGTAGCCCAGTTTCAGGTTGTCGAGCATCGTGTAGTTCTGCTTGGCGAATCCTTGATAGGCGGTTTGTATCGACGAGATGTCCGTACCCATTTTGTTGGCGTTATCGGCCATATCTGTGATGGCCATGTCCGCGACCTGCGCTGCTTTTGCGGTGTCGCCGCCAAGGGACTGGATAAGGCTTGCGGAGAACCCCGTGACGGTCTCCATATATTCGTTTGCGGACATACCGGCGGTCTTGAAGGCGTTTTCGGCATAACCCTGTACAGTCTGTGATGCTTCGCCGAACAGCGTATCGACGCCGCCGACAAGTTGCTCGTAATCCGCGTAAGCAGAGATTACCTCTTTGGCGAGTTTAACGGCGGCTGCTCCGGCAGCCACGGCCACTGCACCCATCGCCGCGCCAATGCCCTTAAGGACGCCGCCCAGCTTCTCGAACTTGCCGCCGGACTTCTCGGCTTCGTCGCCCGTCTCTTTCAGTTCGTCGCCGAGTTTGTCTGTTTCCTTGGCAGCGTCAGCTTCTTCCTCGCCCATATCGTCGAGCGCCTTCTCATTTGCGGAGAGCTCCCGCTCCATGCCATTGAGTTCGGCTTTGGCATTGTTAAGCTGGACCGCCCACGCCTGTGTCCGTTTGTCGTTTTCGCCAAAGGAGTCGGTGGCGTTTTGCAAAGCAGCCTGAAGCGTGGTAATCTTGTCCTTCTGCGCGTCGATTTCCTTATTGAGAACCTGATTCCGCGCCGCCAGCGACTGTATGGACTTATCGTTTTTATCAAACTGCGAGGACACCAGATTCATCTCGGAAGCTAACACCTTGAAGCTCTGGTTGATGTCGCGCAGGGCATTTTTAAACTCTTTTTCGCCCTCAACGCCAATCTTCAGACCAAAATCATCATATCCCATAAATAAAGTTATCCTCCTTTCTCCCCAGAATCATAGAAAAATCCGGGGAATTCGTAGTGAACTCCTCGGAT